TCCACAACCTGTGGCCAGAGTTTTGGAAACGGATGAATATGTTAAAGGAACTTCCATTTACTTCCACGCTGGTACTGACAGACTGTTAACTGTAGGTCATCCATATTTTCCTATTCGTGATGTTGCAGACAAAAAAAAAATATTGGTGCCTCATGTTTCAGGAAGTCAATTTAGGGTATTTCGTATGAAGTTACCAGATCCCAACAGATTTGCTCTAATAGAAAAGGGAATTTACAATCCTGAACATCAAAGATTAGTATGGAAACTTCGAGGGCTTGAGGTAGGTAGAGGTGGACCTCTAGGTATTGGAACTACAGGGCATCCCCTGTATAACAAACTTAATGACACAGAAAACCCAAACAAATACATTAAACAGAGTGATGACAATCGACAGGATGTTTCTTTAGATCCCAAACAAACTCAGTTATTCATAGTGGGCTGCGCTCCACCAATAGGTGAGCATTGGGATGTAGCTAAGCCATGCGAAGGAGCTCAATTTAATAAGGGTGATTGCCCACCGATCCAGTTGGTAAATAGTGTAATTCAGGATGGTGATATGTGTGACATAGGTTTTGGTGCAGTCAATAATGCAAAATTTCAAGAGGATAAGTCCAGTGCTACTTTAGATACTATAGCGACTACTACTAAATGGCCAGACTTCTTGAAAATGGGTAAAGATATATATGGGGACAGTTTATTCTTTTATGGTAGAAGAGAGCAAGTATATGCTAGACATTATTTTTGCAGAGCTGGTACTATGGGTGATGCTATTCCAGAACCTTTTGAACCATCATCTGATTATTTTATTGGTGCTCAGGATGGGCAAGATCAGAAAACTATAGCATCACATGTATACTTTGGAACACCAAGTGGTTCTTTAGTATCTAGTGAATCACAGGTATTTAACAGACCTTATTGGTTACAAAGGGCGCAGGGCACAAATAATGGTATATGTTGGGGAAATAATTTATTTGTTACAGTAGTTGATAATACACATAACATTAACTTTACTCTCTCTGTTAAAAAGGAAGGAGCAGATAATGACTATAAATACAAAGCTTCAGACTTTAATCAATTTTTAAGACATGTTGAGGAGTTTGAGATGGAGTTTATATTCCAGTTATGTATTGTTCCTTTAGATGCAGATGTTTTAGCTCACTTAAATGTGATGAATCCTTCAATACTTGAAGAGTGGCAGTTATCATTCGTACCACCACCTCCCAGTGGTATAGAAGATGCCTACAGATTTATAACATCCACTGCTACTCGTTGTCCAGATCAACAGCCTGTTGAAAAAGTAGATCCTTATGCAGAGTTTACTTTTTGGACTGTTGATTTAACTGACAGGTTTTCTTCAGAATTATCACAATTTAGTTTGGGACGCAGGTTTATTTATCAGACTGGTTTAATTACAAATGGAAAACGTCTCCGACCCATATCTACCTCTACTACTAAGCGAGCCAGTAAGAAACGAAGAATTAAGTAATTGTACATTGTACATTTTGTGCACTGTAAAAGTTATGTTACTGTGAGAACAACTGTGAATTTACTTAGCAACTGTGAATGTCTGAATAAAACTGCATACCATGCATAAACACACCTGGAGTCCTGACTCATGTGGTCAATTTCCGTCCGCACCCTCTAATAGTTGATACACTTCCAAACATCCACAACACTGTCCAAGTATCTTCAGGATCACTGCCAACAGAAACTTACAGGAACTGCTCAAAAGGCGCCAAGAAAGACCGTTATCGTTCACTGATTGTAAAGGTAAGATAAGGTCACTGCAACCGAAAATGATTCAATGTGTCTGGCGGCGTTTTAACGAATTTGGCTGTCAGCCTTTGTACCGGGAGTGGTACAACACACAATACATCAGTACTCATGGTTGGCAACAACCACCAGGATATGATATTTATAACCGGGAGAGTTACATATAAATATCAGAGAAAATCTGTAGAATTATGATTCCGATGGAGACTCCGATGCCTACAGACCTAAAGGAGTATTGTAAATTATTTGATACCTGTTTCTTTGACTTAAACTTGCCTTGTGTATTTTGCAAACATCCAGTGGGTTTACAGGATCTTGCAAGCTTTTATGTAAAGTGTTTAAGTCTTATTTGGAAAGATGCTGATTGTTATGCTGCATGTACTCAATGTTTAAAACTGTCTGCTTTATTTGAATGTCAAAATTATTTTCAGTGTTCTGTAAATGCAATCTTTTTAACTGATTTGGTTGGAAAGCCTATTTCTCAGGTTGTTGTACGTTGCTTATTGTGTTTGAAATTGTTAGATTGTGCAGAAAAAATTGATTGTATTGTTCAGCAGCAATTGTGTCACTTAGTTCGTGGTCGGTGGCGTGCTTATTGCAGACATTGTACTGAAAAATAATGAGAGGCAACGTTCCTAATATTCATGATATTGAATTAGACCTCCAAGAATTAGTACTGCCTGTAAATGTATTAAGTGAGGAAGTAATAGTTTCATCAGATGATGAAGAACAAGAGGAGGAGGAGTTAGTAGCATATAGAATAGACACTTGTTGTCACTCTTGTAGAGCAAGTGTCAGATTCACTGTGTTTGCAAAGACATTTGCTATTAGACTTTTGGAGCAACTGATTCTCGACGAAGGACTTTCTCTTTGTTGTCCATCCTGTGCAAGAAGTCGTGGTCGCAATGGGAGACGCTAAAGGTACTGATAATTTTGATAGTTTGGAAGGTTCTAGTAAATGGTTTATTGTAGACCAAGCAGAATGTGTTGACAGTTTAGAATCGTTAGAGGATTTATTTGAGGACAGCACAAATGATTCAAATATTTCAAATTTAATTGATGATGGAGAAATATTAGACCAGGGAAATTCCCTAGCATTGTACAATACTCTAGAAACAGTAGAGTGTGATACTGCAATAGCTGCCCTAAAACGAAAGTATACTAAAAGTCCACAACAAGCAGTTGCTGATTTGAGTCCACAGTTGCAGGCTGTTAAAATAAGCTCTCAATTAAGCTCTGAAAGAAACAGCAAAAGAAGGTTATTTTACGACAGTGGTGTTTGTGAAGATGAAGCTGAAAATTCTGTTACACAGGTAGAGTCAACCGATATTAATAAACAGCCTGCGAAGGATAAAACGGTTTATAACTTTTTAAATGTGTTGAAAACTACTAATTCAAAAGTTATTTTGTATAGTAAATATAAAGAAGTATTTGGTCTATCTTATACAGAACTTGTTCGTACGTATAAGAGTGATAAATCATGCAATCCCAATTGGCTTGTTATTGTATTTTATGCAGTTGATGAAGTGATAGAAGCTTCTAAAATATTATTACAAAAACATTGCTCCTATATTCAACTAAAACAGCTAGCGTATATATCACAATATTTGGTGGAATTTAATAGTGGAAAGAGTAGAGAGACTGTATTAGCTTTGTTTAGTAGTGTATTAAATATTGATAAAATACAAATTATTACAGATCCTCCAAAAATTAGAAGTGTCCCAGTTGCTGTATCATTTTATAAAAATACATTGTCTAGTAATGTATATAGCTATGGAGATTTACCGTCTTGGATAGCACAACAAACGTTACTGACACATGAACTAAGTTCAGCAACAGAAGCATTTGAATTAGCTAAAATGGTTCAATGGGCATATGATAATGACTTTACTGAAGATTGTGACATTGCATACAATTATGCTAGTTTAGCAGGTGAAGATGCTAACGCTACAGCATTTTTAAAAAGTAATAATCAAGTAAAACATGTAAGAGACTGTAGTATCATGGTAAAAATGTACAAAAGAAAAGAAATGAAAGATATGACTATGGCACAGTGGATTTATAAATGCTGTGATAGTTGTGAAGAAGAAGGTGATTGGAAGTGTATAGCACAATTTTTGAAGTATCAACATATTAACATTTTATCATTTCTAATTGCATTGAAGTCATTCTTTCAATGTGTCCCTAAAAAGGCATGTATAGTTATTTGGGGTCCACCTGATACTGGAAAATCCCACTTTTGCTTTTCTTTAGTTAGGTTTTTGAAAGGTAAGGTAGTATCATTTGTAAATAGATCAAGCCACTTTTGGCTACAACCTCTTGCAGATGGCAAAATTGGATTTATGGATGATGCTTCATATTTATGTTGGTCCTACTTAGAACAAAACATGAGAAATGCATTTGATGGCAATTATGTTTGTGTGGACGCGAAACATAAAGCTCCCATGCAAATAAAATTGCCACCAATGTTAATTACAACCAATGTTAATGTTATGGAAGAAGTGACATTGAAATATTTACATAGTAGACTTCAATGTTTTAACTTTCCTAATGCATTACCATTTGATAATGAAGGGCAGCCATTATATAAATTTACTGACGGTGCATGGAAATCTTTCTTTAGAAAGCTTGGTGCACAATTAGACCTAAAGCAACCTGAAGGAGATGGCAATGGAGTCGCTGACAGACCGTTTCGATGCACTGCAGGAACTGATTCTGAAACATATTGAGTCAGACAGTACATCACTGCAATCTCATATAACATATTGGGGTTATGTGAGAAAAGAAAATGCTTTAATGCATGTTGCTAGACAGCAAGGACTTTCCAGAATAGGCCTGCAACCATTACCTGCTCTACCTATAACTGAATATAATGCAAAACAAGCTATTACAATACAACTGACTTTACAATCATTACTTAGGTCACCATTTGGACATGAACCTTGGACATTGACAGAAGTCAGTGCAGAACTAATTAATACACCACCTCAAAATTTGTTAAAGAAACATGGCTTCAGTGTTGAAGTTTGGTTTGACAATGATAAAAATAATGCTATGGTATATACAAACTGGAGTGATATGTATTACCAAGATGCTCAGGAAACCTGGCACAAAGTGCATGGTTCAGTTGACTACAATGGCCTATACTTTACAGATCATAATGGCGAAAGAGCATATTTTACTTTGTTTGATACAGATGCCATAAGATATAGCACTACTGGACACTGGACAGTGCATTATAAAACCCATGTGATATCCTCCTCTGTTGTCAGCTCTACTACAAGGGACTCCTCCGCAGCCCCAGAAGACTCCGTGGACAGGCCCTCCACCTCCTACTCCGCGACCACCAAGACAAGTCAGCAGGAGAGCCCTGCTAGGAGACGACTTCAAAAATCGGGAGAGTCTCCAAAACCATCATCAACAACATCACCTGAAACACGATCAGTTTCACTTCGACGAAGAAGACGAGAAGGAGAATCAGGAGAGGGGCCCGGAGGAGAAACCCCCACAAAACGAAGACGTAGAGGAGCGGATTTGGGATTGGTCCCAACTGCAGAAGAAGTGGGATCGCGACATAGAACGCCTGAAAGAACAGGTCTGTCTAGACTTGGACAATTACAAGCGGACGCTTGGGATCCGCCAATAATTCTTGTTAGGGGTCTTCCAAATACCCTTAAGTGTTGGAGATATCGTAAATTTCAAAATGCCAACAAATGCTTTTGGAAAATAAGCACGGTGTTTAATTGGGTGGGGGATTGCGATAAAAAATCAAGGGGCCGCTTAATAATCGCTTTTAAATCAATCCAGCAAAGAGAATGCTTTGTAAAACAACACTTGTTTCCTAAAGGTGCTACATATACTTATGGTCAATTAAATGGTTTGTAAACATGAATACTGTATTATCCAGAAGAAAACGAGATTCACCTGAAAATATTTACAGGCATTGTGTACAGGCAGGGAATTGTCCAGATGATGTAAAAAATAAAATAGAAGGAAACACACTTGCTGATCGTTTACTCAGATGGTTAAGTAGTGTTATATACCTTGGGGGACTCGGGATTGGAACAGGGAGGGGTACAGGGGGCACTACAGGTTATAATCCACTATCTACTCCAAGTAGAGTAAATCCTGGAGGTACCATAATAAGGCCTACTATTCCTGTTGACAGTTTAGGACCCTCAGAAATAATTCCTATAGATATAATAGATCCTGCTGGCTCCGCAGTAATACCTTTAGAAGAGCTACCTGCTGAAACAACTGTAATAGCTGGAGGAGAAGGAATTGGAGTTGGAGGCCCTGTAGACACTCCTTCTATAGAAGTTGTAACAGCTCCTGACCCTATTAATGATGTCATCGCAGCTAGTGGACATCCTACTGTTATTGGTACAGAAGATGAGGGTGTAGCTATACTAGATGTACAACCTATCGAACCCCCTGCTAAACGTTTAGCCTTAGAAGTAAGGCCCAAATCTTCTACTCCACACATTAGTGTACTCTCCAGCACGACCGATTTCGGTCAGTCTTCAGATATCAATGTTTTTGTGGATGCACATTTTACAGGTGACACAGTAGGTTATGAAATGATACCTTTAGAGACATTACACACCAGAGCTGAATTTGAAATTGAAGCCCCTCCCAGAACCAGTACCCCACGTGATATTCTTAATCGAACAGTCACTCGCTTTAGAGATTTATATGGAAGGCGGGTTCAACAGGTAGCCACTAGAAACACAGATTTTCTGGGTCAACCAGCCCGCGTAGTTGAATTTGGATTTGAAAATCCCGCCTTTGACCCTGATGTAACAATGAGATTTGAGCAGGATGTGGCAGAGGCGGTAGCAGCACCTGATCCAGATTTTGCTGACATTAGAACTTTAGGCCGTCCCAGATTCAGTCAGACCGAAGGAGGTCGAGTTAGATTTAGTAGATTAGGACAACGTGGGACACTGCAAACTCGTAGTGGACTTACCATAGGTCAGGCAGTACACTTTTATTATGATTTAAGCACTATTGACACTATTGATGCCATAGAATTGTCTAATTTAGGTGAACATACAGGTGATTTAAGTGTGGTAGATGGCCTAGCAGAAAGCAGCTTCATAGACACAGTAGCCAACTCTAATACTACTTACACTGACGCTGACTTAGTCGATCCGTTAGCAGAAGACTTTAGAAATGCTCATTTGGTACTTAACAGTAACAGACGAAATGCAACTTTTACCTTACCCCAATTGCCACAAGGACTGGGAGTTAGAACCTTTGTAGATGATATTGCTTCTGACTTATTTGTGTCTTATCCACAACAAACAATAACTCCAGGATTCATACCAATTACACCTATTGAACCTTATATACCACCTTTACTATATGATTTTGAAAGCCATGATTTTATGCTTCATCCAAGTCACAGGAGACGCAAACGAAAACGAATAGCTATGTTTTAATATCTTTCAGGAACATGGCTGCTTGGTTACCAACTGGTAAACTGTATCTACCTCCACAACCTGTGGCCAGAGTTTTGGAAACGGATGAATATGTTAAAGGAACTTCCATTTACTTCCACGCTGGTACTGACAGACTGTTAACTGTAGGTCATCCATATTTTCCTATTCGTGATGTTGCAGACAAAAAAAAAAT